AGTTCCTTCGCATTTGTGGCTGAGGCAAACTTATTTTCTGCTATCTCTATAAGATCTATAAAATCATCTTGATAGCCAAGGTCATCTACGCTATCGTTAAGTTCCTGTATTTCTTGGTATGCTACTGTGAGTGGATCATCAGAGTGGGCTTCCTGGGGGGCTATAAGTAGCCAGCCAAAGGCTAAAACTGTGGCTGTTACTATTCTTAGTAGTCGTTTAATTCCCTTTCCCCCTTACAGACGACATGTCTGATAGGATGATTATACCATTTTATTGCACAAAAAAATAGTGCCAGTATTTATTTAAAGAGCCTGCTCCCAATAGTAATTGTCTATACTGCTTTTTTCTAGGATATATTCTATCTCTGAGTTTTTTAATGTTTTTAGTACTTGATCTGTTTCCTTTAGGCTGTTATAGATTCCTGGCCTACTAAGTTGTTTTAGGCTAACATTAAACCTGGTATTTACAATATCCAATATTTGAATATAACTACTATAAATATTTTCTGTAGTTCCTAAAAACAAAAGAGAGTCTATTTTTTCTTTAGCATTCTTAATCGTTACGGGGATTTGTGTTTCTTTATCTGCATCCTCTCCTGTTTTGGGATCATACAGATATGGATACCTTGTATTTATTAGGTTATGTATTTGTCCATTATTGGTGTAATCTACTGACCTTTCATCATAAAGCCATTCTATAAAAAGGCTCGGCAGATCATTTTTAAATTTGCTTGATCTAAATATATCAAGAACCAGTGCTTTGCTTTTTGACTCTTTGCTTTCATAATTTAATTTGGAAAACATACTAACTACCTGATTTACTGGATTTCTTAATATAGTGATTGTGTCAATATCTGAATTAAGTATTGAAGGAGCAACTCCATAGTGACCCATAATTAATTCACTTTGAGAGATAGTGGTCTTGTTAAATTCTTTGTTTTTAGCAATAGATTCTTGCGGACTAAGAATATTTAAATCACACTTATTTAGCCCAGAATTTTGTAACATTCTAGCAATGGTAGTGCCACCAGTTCTTGGTATATGATTAAAATAAATTGATTTCATAGTAAACCCTGGTGGGCTTTCGCCCACCAGGACTCAAACTACTTGACTAAAGTAACCTTAGCCTTTGGATTTTTTGCATTCCACTTCTTAGCAAGTGAATTAAATGATGCCTTAAGTGCCTTAAGTGCTGCAGCATTGTCTGCATTTAACTTAGCAATCTGTGCATCCTTATCAAGGATAACCTTGTCAGAAGCAGCCTTTGCATCAGCAAGAGCCTTATCTGAAGCAACCTTTGCATCGGCAAGTGCCTTAGCAGAAGCAGCCTTTTCAGCAGCAATTAGAGCGACATGTTCTGCAGTTGCTCTGACTAGTGCAGCATCTGAAGCAGCCTTTGCAGCAAGTGCTGCATCCTTTGCTGCAACCTGTGCAGAAAGTTCTGATGCTAGATCACGAACCGTAATCTCTGCGAATGGTGCAAGTGTTGGAGCAGTCAAACCTGTTACAGCAGCAGCCACAGCATCTGAAGATGTTGTTGGAGCAAATGTAATAAGTGAGCGTGTACCAGTTGTTGGAAGTGTTGCCTTAAATGTAGCAACTCCAAAATCTGATAGTGTAGCGCCAGTGGTTGCTGTTGCTGTATCTAGTACTGCTGTTGCAGCAAATACTGTTGCAGTAATTGACTTGCCAGATACCTTGTTACCAAATGCATCTGTTGCAGTTACTGTAATGTCCTGCTTTGTTCCAGCAGCACCAGTTGCAGGTGCTGAAAGTGTAAGGTTATTAATCTTACCAGCAGTACCCTGAACATAGTATGTGAAAGTTGTTCCTTGATTAGTAACAGTTACTGTACCAATCGCTGTAGTCTTTGTATAGACCCAGAATGTTGCAGTTGTTCCTGTACCAGTTGCAATTGTCAAGGTTGAAGAACCTGAAGATGCTCCTACTGGTGCAGCAGATGTGTGTAGTGCAGACACGATTGTTGCGTTTGTTGCTACTACAGAAACAGTTGTTCCTGTGTCAACTGTTGCGACGAACTTAAGTGCGTCAGCAGCGTCAACTGAGTTGTCTGCAGGGACTGGCAATGAAGCAGGCGTTGAGATTGATGAAGCGGTTGTGTTAGCCGTTCCAGCAAGATCTACAGCGACTGTCATTACAGCAGCACTTGCAGGTGTTGCTACCATTGTGCCCAAAGTCATGGCTGCAACCATGGCTAGTGCGATTTTCTTAAATGAGTTCATTTAATTTATTCCTTTTCTTTTTATAGTGTTTTTAGTCTGTCCAAATAGTCTTTTATCTCTTCTATTTGGCTAGGTTTATATTGTATCACATTGCGACTTTCCAGGTCAAATTGCTCTTCTGGAGTCTTTGGTCTGTCTCTAAAGGTGTGAACCTCTACTTCAGTGTCCATATTTTTTGGAGTATGTGATATTGCTCCAAAAATTGCACCACATACGGCATCAGCCAAGTCTTTTGACTTTTTGCGTGGGTGGTCAACTCTATCATTTTTCATAATCTTTAACTGTGTTAGTTCATCAAACAATAAATCAATTGCTGGCATAGCAAGTCTTTCCTCATACACAAGCATTGCCATATCTTCATAGTGCTTTTTAGCAACAGAAACAGTATCAGTATTCATTCCAACCTGCTTTAGTTCATTTTGAATATCAAATGACTGCCAACGATCAAAGGAAACCATACCAATATCAAAACCAAGTCTTCTGAGGTTTTGGATCCACTGCTTAACTTCAGATAGATTTACAGGACCTTCGATCTTTGGTTCCCACCATGCTACTGCATCTACTACTACAATTGGTGCTACTTGTTCGTAATTATTAATTACCTGGATGCTTACCCATTTTTCTACATGTGCAATAGCAACTGCACACTTATCGTGCTTCTGGGCAAGGTCAGCGTGTACATAATACTTCTTGGTTGGATCTGGTTTAAATGATTCGTCAAACCTTCTAAAGTTATCTACAGGGTTTCTAAGTGTCATACAGGCTCTGACCTTTTCGTGCTGCTTAAAGAATGCATCAGAAGCAAATGTTGGTACGCATGTAAAGCGCATCATTGCATCTCCAAGGTCAGTCATAAAAGCAATCTTAAAGTCATCAATCTGTCTTGTTGGATTTACTTCCCATGTGGGTCTTTTTAATGCAAATACTCCTGGATATTTGTATGAAATAATATGATCTTCATCCCACGAAATTTCAAACTTATTGTTTGGGTCTGTATCTGGTAGCAATGGATTAATAATAAACTCGTGGGTTCTTTCAACTACTTCTTTTTCTGCCACAACCGCATCATACTTTTCTGAGATGTAGTCTCCTGGGTATCTTGGGAATGAAAGTAAAACAACTTTTCCAAGGTCTGGGAAACGAGAGTCTACTGATCCACGGAAAGCCTTATAGATATTCTCAGCAGTCTTTCCTTGTTCATTACCAGTTCCAACTTCAGATGCAAATCCAGAGATCTCATCAAGCACTGCAAGAAGAAGGTTTAATCCCTCATGTGATTCTCTTTCTGAGTGGCCAGAGTAGACTGTTATAGACTTGTCAAACTCAACTGAGTCTGCTTTTGCATAATACTTTCCAGCAAACCACGGTGATCTTTCAATCTTTGATTTAAAACCTTTAAAGAAAACATTCTTAGCCTGCTGTGCGTTGATAGCCACATTAATTAGGTCAATGGCATCTCCAGATGGCTTACCAAAATACTTGGCTGGGTCTTTTAAGCATAAAAGTTTATATACGATATATGCACATGCTACTGTAGATACGAAGTCTTTTCCAGATCCCTTGCCAAGTTGCAGGATGATTTCGTTCTTAGTATATTTTTCAAAGTATCTTGTGCCTTCTTCTTCTCCCATAAGGTCTACAAGATCTTCTTTACGATATATCTGACTCATTGCTTCTACAATGTCATATTGAATATCAGATAGCCCAGGCTGACCTAGGTATGCTTCTCCTTCAACAAATGTCTTTGCATCGACTGGATTTTCTTGAAAACTGTTATCCTTAAGAACTTCAAAAAAATCATTGAATGTCGTGGACAACTGTAATCACCTCATTGTCTTTTGCAAATGAAGAAAGTCTACGCATAATCTCATCACGAACCTGGGGATATTCAGATGCAATGTCTTTTAAGATAAGAACAAGTATGTCTTGACGCTTTTCAATTTCCATCATCTCTTCAGCAAGTTCTTTATTTTCAAGAAGACCAGCCTTTTGAAGCATATCAATACGCTTTGATTCAATGTCCATAACAAGTTTGATGGCAGCAGTCTTTGCACTAAGGTTATTAGTCATAGATGCTTCATCAATAACTTCGTATGTGCGAGATACCAACTTGCTGTAGTGTGTATCTGCTGCTGCAAGTGCTTCTTTAGCACGAGCACGGATAGCATCATTAGCAGATGCCATAACTTTCCACTCATTGATAAGGGTTACAACTCTTTGCCTTGGGATGGAAAGTTGTTTTGAAATTACTGTGGGGTCATTACCCTTTAGGTATTCTTCTACAACTTGATTTACTTGGTCTAAATGTTTAACCAGATCATCTTCAGTTGACATGCTTGCCTTCTAATCTGTTTATCTCATCTTTAATATAGAAAATTGCCTTCTCTAAATCCTGTATAGTCTTTGCTTCATCCTTAAGTCCTGCTCTCCAAAGATACTTGAATGCATTTCCAATATTAAAGTTACGATGACGAGTTATCTGAATACACTCAATGCCAGATGGATCTGATGTGTAGTGTAATGGATTGTTTACTTGGTCAACGGTTATGTTTAGATTATCACTCATAAGATTCCTCCTCGTCAGACTCCCAATCAAATGTTTCTGGAATACCCTTTAGCACAGCAAACGCAAAAGCAAAACCAACGCTACCTGCAACAGCAAGTGCTACCAATGCTTTTTCAACTTTATTCATCGTTTTGATTTCCTTAATCCAAACTTAGCAAGGTAAACATAGATCGTCTCTAGTGAGCATCCACATTCCTTTGCAATATCTTCTGGTGTTTTTTTATCCATAAGGTATCTCTTACGCATAAAGGTTTCACTTGTATATAGTTTAGCAGCCATGATACTAGTTGTCAACTCCAATTGCTTTTCCCCAATTCTTTAGTGCCCAGTGACCGATACCACAAGCGTCTGCGACATCGTTATCTGTAATTGTCCTATCATAAATTGTATTAATAAACTTTATAGTTCTTTCTTTTCTAAGCATACGCTCATGCGCCTTATAGTAGGACTCAGACTTTCCAGGTATTTGTGAACGAATAAACAACTGTTCATCCTTAGATATTTTTTTATTACCTATAAAATTTTGCCAAGTAATAGGAGAAACTTTTCCTATAACCTTTGTCCCAGTCTGTCCTGCTGATCCAAGTATTGCTCCCTGAACCAAAGCAAGATCTGCTGCAGTTTTTGGGCTATTCATAAAAACAGTATGCTCAATTACAATTGCTTCAAACCCACCGTAAATATCAAAGAATGCTTTTACTTTTTTACCAGCATCCATAACCTTTTCGTATACATTATTTCCTTCAAAATATATTTTTCCTACAGACTCAAGATCATCGCCAGAGAATAATGCAAAGGCAAGACTGTTTGTACTAGCGTCAATGGCGCAAATCTTGTGCGGTTTTATCTCTAGGCCCCATCTATTTTTTACCATTACCCCTACCCTTTATCTCTTTAATTGCTTTACTAACTGCGTCTGGATTTACTGCACAAGAAGAACATATTGGATCGTCGTTGTATATAGAAAGAGGTAAAGAGCAAGACTTGCAAAGCCTTGTCTTTCCTTTTCTTTTTTGCCTTTTTGATTGCAGATATCTTGCTGCAATCTTTTCTTTTGTTGCAATATCTCTACAGTTTTGCGAGCAATATATTTGATATGATACTGCAGGCATAAAACTATTATCGCAACATTTACAATTGTTCACCGAGAATCTCCAAGGGCGCTATTTTTATTACGCCTGGACCTGCAGACTCACATGCTTTTTTAATTGGGCATGACTTGCATATCTTGGAATTTGATCTATAGTTTTTGTTTGGCAGGGTTCTGTCTTCCCATGTCTTTCTAACTAGTCTCATCCAATCAAATGCCTGGTCTACCCACCGACGGTAATGATCGTTTACATCTACAGGTATCAAAAGAAGTTCATGATTATTTTTATTTTCATAAATCATGACACCTGTTGGTTTCTTT